ATGAAGTTGCTTCAAACGGAACCACATAATTTTAATATGTTTGACATACATCGTTGTAAGTCACTATGCTTCCTGTATGGCAAGTACAATTAGAAAACCCGCTGCTGTTAATAAGCTCAATGGAAACCCCGGATGTCGCAAGAGATCTTTGGTTGAGCCGGAGTTTGATCCAAGCACTCCAGAGCCTCCATTCGACATGCCTGATGTTGCGATGGAGCATTGGCACTACAACATTAAGCAGTTCGAGAGCGTACCGGGAATGCTCACCAGTGCTGATCGCGATCTGTTGGCTCAATATTGTTTAGCGTGGCAAGAATACTATGACGCATCTCAAGAGATCGACAGGGTTGGCCTGATAGTTCATAGTAAAGAGGGTGCGCCATATCAAAACCCAGCCGTTGGGATTCGCCACAAAGCAACGGCAATTATTATAACTTTAGGCGCACGATTCTGCCTTTCACCATCAGACAGGGTTGGCAAATCATTCGGTGACGGCAAACCAAAAGAAGACGCCCTGACCCTGCTGTTAAAGAAGCGAGAAAAGGCTAACTGACTTGTCAGAAGATCACGCAAAAGACGTTTCCGATTACGTTTCGGGGGTTGTCAGCGGAGAAATCGTGACTGGCAGGCTGGCGAGGCTCGCAGTGTGGCGATATCTCGACGATCTAAAGAATGGTCCATCGAGAGGGTTCTATTTTGACCCTGCACCTGCAATAGAGTTTCTCGACTTCACGTCAATGTGCTGCCATACGCAAGCCGAATGGGCCGGAAAGCCGTTCGAGGCAGAGCCTTGGCAGAAGTTTTGCGACTGGAATATATTCGGATTTCGTCGTACCGATGGTACTCGACGTTTCCGAGAGGACTTCGAGGAGGTCGGCAGAAAGAACGGTAAGACTACCCGATGTGGTCCTAAGTGTTTTTACCTTTCTATTTGCGATTCACCGCTCGAAGAAGGTGGTCAGGGGTATTGCGTAGCTACAAAAGAAGATCAAGCCAAGCTGTTGTTTGACGAGTTAAAGAGAATGATAGTCAGGTCTCCAGAACTCAAGAACTACTGCAATACATTTCAGCGTCGAATCGTGTTTCCAAACACTCAGAGCTATATGCAAGTTCTTGGGAGTGACTCCGATTCTCAGGATGGATTTAATCCTCACTTCATTATTCGTGACGAGCTGCATGCTTGGCGAGAACGACATCGAGGTCTCGCATCAAAACTTGCGACAGGCTTTGGTTCACGAAGACAACCTCTATTAGTTACCATTACGACTGCTGGTGATGAGGATTCTTGTATTTGGCAAGAGGACCATGATTATGCCGAGCGTGTTCTTGAGTCTGTTATTACTGGCGAAATTATCGACGATACGTTTTTCGCTTTCATTGCGGCGATTGATTACAGAAGTTCTCCTTGTTTCCGATGTCAAGGCGACTCATGCCCGTGGTGTTCTGGAACCGGATCGATTTCAGTTGACGACCCATTTGACGAGACGGTATGGAAAAAGTCGAATCCCAATCTCAACGTGTCGGTCAAGGTTGAGTACCTTCGTTCACAAGCAAACAAGGCGAAGCAGAAGCCTACAGCGTTAAACGAGTTTTTGCGTTACCACTGCAACGTCAGAGTCACTTCTACTCAGCGTGCGATTGCCCCAGAAGATTGGTCAGCGTGTTCTGGAGAGCTATCTGACTGGAGTCTTGCGGATAGCGTTCACGGAGGTTTCGATCTTGGCAGGTCAAACGACTTTGCTTCCGCAGGAGAGGTTGCCTGTTTCACTCAATACGATGATTCTGGTGAATCATTTGTGCGATACGAGCTTCGATCCAAGTCTTTTACATCAGTAAAACGCGACGAGAATATGCGTTTTGATTTCATAGACAGGTGGATAAGCGAAGGAAAGATATCGGCAAGCACTGGGAACGCGATTGATCCCAACGAAGTGCAAGACTACATTGTTGAAAGCTCAATCGCGAGACAAGTCAAGACATGGGCTTACGACAAGACTTTTGCCCAGCAGATGGCGATATCTCTACTGAACACGCATGGCATCGAGATCTTTCCTTTCACGCAAGCAGCACACTTCTATAACGAGCCGGTCAGGAAACTTCTCGGGATCATTAGTCAGTGCCGTAAAGTGAATGGCAAGGACGTTAGGATGGTCACTCACGACGGTTGCCCAGTGTTAGCATGGCAAGCGTCTAACTTAGTTATACGCAGGAATGCTAAAGATGAATGGATGCCAGATAAGGGCCAAAGCACTCATAAGATTGACGCGATAGTTGCCATATTAATGGCATTCAGTGAGGCTTTGTATCATCAGTCGGACGAATCATCTGGCTATTATATGACAAATAGTTTGTCGATTGGTAAAGGATTAGTGTCTAATCAGAACGAGTATCCAGTAGATAATCCGATATAGTTATTTGAATCGGATAAAAAGAATGGTTAAACATGACTGATGCAATTCATTTGTCGTTGTTAATATTAGCGTTATGCCTTATCGGATATGGGTTAAATCTGATTTCTCCGTCCTTGATGTATTCAGGTCTCGGATTCATCTTGTTGACTTTTGTTTGGTCTGCCAGAGGCACGGAGAAACAGCGTCATGCTCAAGCAGATCGCGACAGCAACAAGTAGGATAATGCAGTCGATCATTCCATCTAGCCCGAGGATGGGTCCGTCATCCGCTACGTGGCCGTCGATGGCACCGTGGGCAGACTATTGGTATCGATCTGCTGGATTGCCTAACATCAGCGGCGTTATGGGTGGCGACGAGGCCCATGAGTTCGTTTCCACATGTTACGCGGCAACACGATTGCTGTGTGGCATCGGATCGAAGATGCCTTTGAACAGGACAATCAGGTCTAAGGCTGCTAATGGAAATGTCTCGTCTACTGTTATGTCGTATGACAAGGTCCACAAGCTGATAAACTTTTCAGCAAACCCAGACCAGACATCTATGACCTTTCGCTCGATCATGGTTTCTAACCAAGTGAATCGTGGCACTGCGTTCGCCGAAATTGAAAGAGAAGTGTTCACGGGTACTCCTATCCGCTTGTGGCCAATACATCCTTCGCGATGCCTTCCAGCAAGGAGCGAAGAAGATGGTTCTCTAGTCTGGACCGTAAGAAACAACAACGGTCAAGATGTAATTGTCCGAGATGTAGATATGCTGCGTATCCCTTATACGGTTACTGCTCGCTGCGGACTGAGGGGAGTTGGCGTTGCTGATCGCGCTACGCAAACAATCCTCCTTGGCCAGAGTTTAGACCGCACAGAAAACGATGCGACAATGTCCGGTGTTCCGAGGATTGTCGTTGAGACACCGAAGATGATGAATCTTCCAGAGCAGGATGCGTTTCGCAGGCAGTGGAGCGAGCTATACAAGCAGGGCGGAGAGGGAGTCGCGTTGCTTGTCGGCGGTGCTGTCGCCAAGCCACTGTCATGGTCAGCAACGGATACAGATCATGTCCGGCGGCGAGAGTTCAACATTGAAGACATCGCAAGATGGTACGATGTTCCGTTAACGCTGCTTCGCAGAGCAGTCAAGGAGTCTGCCGGTAACATCGAGCAGCTTGGACAAGAGTTTCAAACATATTCATTAGCTTTTCTAGAGATTTGGGAACAAGAACTGGGCCGCAAGCTGTTGACTGAAGAGGAGCGAGACGCCGGTCAGTGCTGGGAACTAGATTACAGGTCACTTCTTAAAGCAGATCACACAGGCAGGGCATCTTATTACTCTAGCCTTGTTCCGATTGGTGCAGTGAGTCCTAATCAAGTACGAGCATCTGAGGGCTGGAATCCATATCCAGAAGGAGACAGGTACTTTGTTCAAGGTGCTTTAAGGCCAATTGATGAGCCTTATTCATCCGCAAAGCCTCAGAATTCTCCGGTTGACCCTAAGACAGGTAAGTCAGATCCTCTGAAGGTAGATTCTACGGCAATCCAAATAAACACAGAGGCATTCAAGGTCGGCGCATGCATGATGCTAGAGGACTGCATTCGCAGGCTGACACATAAGGAGACGTGTGCAGCATTAAGAGCATCGAAGAAGCCTAATGAATGGATTTCATGGGTTGAATCTTTTTATGCTGATCACGAATTATTGGCTATTAGTGAACTAAAGATGCCAATAGAAGTCTGTTCGATGTTTGCCCCGAGACTGGAACACAGACAGTTTGCGATAGACTTTGTATCGAGTTCAAAATCTCAGTTAATAGCGATTGCTGATGGTCCTCGAGACACGTTTTTAACTCGCGTTGAGACCATGATGGAATCATGGAAGAATCATCGTGCATCATCTGTAGTCGCATCAATATTAGAGTTAAGCACGCCACAGGCATCGACAGGAACATCGATCAAAACTCCAGACTATGTCGAATCTCAAGCTGCACGCGGCCTAGCGTGGCACGCTGAAGGGAAGTCCGGCGACGGAGTCACGGATAAGACAATCCGCGAGGCTCAAGACATGGCCAACGGTAGCGTCTCCGAAGACAAAGTTCGTCGCATGGGTCCGTGGTTTGAGCGTCATCAATCGGACATGTCGGCACCAAAAAACAAACCATCGAACGAAGACTTTCCCGGTGCCGGAGCGGTTGCGTGGGCGTTATGGGGAGGCCCAACATCTGGCGACATCATGCTGGCCGCTAAGTGGGCGCAAGGTGAAGCCGCAAGGCTTGATCGGCTCGAAAAAAATAAGAATGCGTAATGAATACCCGAAACAGATCTAGGAGTAACACATGGATTTCAGGATCGCCGAATTTCTATCGCAACCATTACTGCTCGATGAGTCCCATGCTCGATGGCTGACATCGATGTTTAAAGCGCGTGGTTCCATTTCATCTGATTTAGGTGTTAATGACGTTCGCTTGATAGCAGAAAAGCAAGCATCAAACGCAAAAGCTCAGTCATCTCGCGTGACGGCAGTCTTGCCGATCAGCGGAATGATCGATCAGCGAGACTCGATGATGATGCAGATTTTCGGAGGAACATCTGTTGAATCATTGATCCAAGGAGTAGACATTTGCCTGAATGAGCCTCGCATTGGCGGAATTATCTTTAATATTTATAGCCCCGGTGGATCAGCCTACGGCGTTAAGGAGGCGGCAGATTACATTTACAATGCCAGATCAGAGATCGCGATGGTTTCGATCTCCAACTCGATAATGGCCTCCGCTGCATACTACATAGGAAGTGCCGCAAGTCGGGTTTACGCGAGTCCCAGTAGCGTCACGGGTTCAATTGGCGTTTACCTAGAACATTACGACCAGTCTAAGGCTTTGCAGGAACAGGGCGTTACAGCAACGATTGTTCGCATTCCCGAGTACAAGGCGGAAGGTCACCCTGATGAGCCGCTGAGTACCGAGGGATTGGCTCAAATGAAGCATCGTTGTGCTGCAATTTACGAACAGTTTTCTGGAGATGTCGCTAAGTATCGAGGAGTCAGCAGAGGTACTGTTGACGAGGAGTACGGCATGGGAAGGACGCTGAATGCTTCTCAGGCGTATTCCTGCGGAATGGTAGATAAGGTCGCAACTCTCAGTGAAGTGTCGGCAGGAATGCGTACAGGCTCAATCATGAGGTCTCTTGCTCAGTCATCGAAAATGGGACTTGCTGTTGATTCTGTGATGGCAAGAAATAGGATGAATGCCATTACGAGCGGTTGGTGAAAACAATTGTGCTTGACACGATTTATAGCTTATGGCTATTCTCGATGATGACAACTTGAATAATACGAATGTGAACCGGAGTTCTGTTGAACGACGACCATTCGGTAAACTCTCTAATCTGCTGTTGCAGACGCGAAGTTTTAAACCGTTCAGATACCAACTGTGTCTGCGGTGGTAATCGCGTAATGCACTTCGCAAGCCCGATTCCACTGCTCAATTAGGGGTAGATCAAATGAATCGCGAACAACTCGCGGCTCGACAAGCCGAAATCAAGTCTCAGATGATTGCGTTGCTGGCAGATAAGCCGACATTGTCTGCTGAAGAACAAGCTCAGTTTGATTCGCTGGTAAGCGAAGCGAATAATGTTGAAGCTAAAGTCGCGGAAATTGCTGCGGCAGAGGCTCAATCTAAAGCTAATCGCGATGCAATCGCCAGCATGAAGACTATTACTACTCCAAGGCGTGTGGAACAATCGGATGTCTATAAGACGCCGCCAACACAATCAGACAATTCTGTAAGCATTAAATCAGAGGTCATGACTCTTGACGAAATTAAGAGCCGCTTCGCAGGATGCCCCGAGCAGAAGCCGATTGTACTGAACGCCAAAAACGGAGGTTTCCGAAACCTTGGCGAGCAGCTTGTCGCAATCGCTTCTACGGAGATTTCAGGAGGTCATTCGCATGACCCTCGGCTGCATTACGGAACGAGTGTTCCGCAAATGGTTATTACTGGTGCTGGAGCTTCTATCCCAAGTGATGGAGGTTACTTAATCCAGAAAGATGTCGTCACAGAATTGACTGACAAGTCCTACGGCGGCGACGAAGTTCTTTCGCGTGTCCGCAGGTTCAGTTGTGGCCCGACAAGTGATGGACTGACAATGAACTTGGTTGACGAAACTAGCCGTGCTAGTGGAAGTCGCTGGGGAGGTGTGCAAGTCTATTACGGTGCTGAAGCGGATTCTGCTACTGCGACAAAGCCTAAGTTCCGTCAAACGAAATGGGAACTAAAGGACGTGATTGGATTGATGTACGCGACGGACAGGCTGCTTGCAGACGCTGGCATGCTGGCCAACGTGTTCACTGAAGCATTCGGTTCTGAACTTAGATTCTTTGTCGGCAACGGGATTATCAATGATCTCGGTGGTGGCCAGATTCTTGGTGTGCTGAATTCTGATGCGTTGGTTTCTGTTGCAAAAGAGACTGGGCAACCTGCTGCGACGATTACATTCGAGAACATCAACAAGATGTGGTCACGAATGTGGTCTCGGTCAAGAGGCAATGCTGTTTGGCTTGTTAATCAAGATTGCGAGCCAGCACTTGACTCTATGGTGGTTCCTGTGGGGACCGGAGGAGTTCCAGTTTATCTGCCTGCTGGCGGATTAGCCGGAACTAGACTGGCGTCGCTAAAAGGTGCGCCAGTTATCCCAACAGAGTTTAATAAGACTCTTGGTACTAAGGGTGACATCCTCTTGGTTGACCTGTCTCAGTATCTGTTGATCGACAAAGGTGGGCCTCAGTCTGAGTCCTCAATCCATGTTCGGTTTATCAACAACGAGAAGACGTTCCGGTTCATCTACCGTGTAGACGGCAGGCCACTATGGAACACCGCTTTGACTCCAGCTCAAGGCTCTGCAACATTGTCTCCGTTTGTTGCCCTGAACACACGATCCTAATTCTGATCAACATAAACTTAACTTGGAGATTAAATAATGCCGCTTACGATTTTAACTCAAAGCGCACACATTGCGATGGGACTTGCCCCAGTAGCAGATGCGTTTAGTGGTACTGTGCGTTCAGACATCTTCAATATGAAGAATTTTTCTGCATGTACTTTCATTATCATTAAAGGTGTTGGAACAACTGGAACTTCCACAATCACCGTGAACGCTTGCGACGATACCAGCGGAACAAACAGGACCGCGATTCCGTTCAGGTATCGAAAACAATCAACAGCAGATACATGGGGTGCCGTGAATACTGTTACTACAGCAGGATTCGATACAACGGCAGGAAGTGCGCAGCTCTACGAAATCATCGTAGATGGGCAAGAGCTTGGAGACACGGGATATCAGTATGTTGAACTCACTGCTATCGAAGTGGTAGATTCCCCTGTTGTTGGTTCTGTTCTGTGGGTAGGCAAATCCATGCAGCCACAGAATATTCCTGCGACAGCATTGACTTGATTTTTAACCAAGAGACGAGCCGCATTGCACTACATTGCAAGCGGCTTGTCATCTTATGAAAGGTAGTATGCTATGTCGAAGACGCATTTTCAGAGGGTTGGCGGACAGCAGTGGGTAGATAGTTTTTATCGACCTGTAACTCAAACAACAGGAAACGTAATCTATTGCGATAGCGTCACTGGTACAGCAGGTGGACCCGGGTTTTCGCCTGAAACAGCGTATTCGACAATGATCCTTGCGATGGGTGGATGCACAGCGTCAAACGGCGATGTCGTATTCGTTGCTCCGGGCCATACCGAGTCCGTAACCGCTGCGGCGGCAATGACTTTCTCTACGGCAGGAGTCACGTATGTAGGTCTTGGCCAAGGTCGTAATCGACCTGTCATCACGTTTTCTACGTCCACTGCGGCACAGATTGTTTTGTCAGGAGCAAACACGACGTTCAAGAACTTTGTGTTTGACTTCACTGGTATCGATGCAATTGTTGCTGCGATTAGCATCACGGCAGCAGATGTTGGTTTTGAAGATTGCGAGTTCATCACAAACAGTGGTACTGCGGGTGTTGTCTTGGGAATCCTGACGGCAGCGACTGCTGCCCGGCTAAGAGTTGAACGATGCCGTTTCCTAGGCGTCGCGACTAATACTGGTACAACAACAACAGCTTGCATTAAGCATGAAGTTGGCGTTGATTACCTCATTCGAGAATGCTACTTCACAGGCAAGATGACTCAGGCAATTCTTAATGCGACAACCGTTCTTAGAGGTCTTATCGATAGCAATCGGTTTGTCATCTCTACAGGTACGCTTGCGATTAGTGTTGCCGCAGCTTCAACTCCTTTTATTACCAACAACCGCATTAATGTTCCTTCTGGAACTGCACCCATAACGGCTGCTGCGGGCTTTGTTGCTGGAAATGTATATAGTGCCGCAGCAGGTGTGACTGCTGGCACGGCAGTCACTATCTGATGAGCTAACCTATAGCATGGGCTGCACCGCAGTGGTTCAGCCCATGCATTGAACAAGGGTATTCAATGGCTGGTTCATCAATGACATTTACTTACGACAATGGGATCAGCGGCACTGGAGCGCGCACTAGGATAAATACTGTAATCGCGGACTGGGTTTCGGATAGTGCTACTGGGGCTGTCTCTGGAACTACTCTGAAAGTTTGCGGCAAGCTTTTGCAAGCTGTTACAAAGCCCGGCGACAGTTCTCCTACTGATAACTACGACATCTCGTTAGCAGACAGTGACTCAGCAGACATCCTCGCTAATACAGACGCAACTCTAGCGAATAGAGACACAGTAAACCCAGAGACAGTAAACTTCTTCTTGAAGAATGTCGCGACTGCTGCAATTGCTTCTCATCCTATCGTATGCAGTACGATTACAATCTCAGTTACAAACGCCGGAAACTCAAAGAATGGGCGCGTGACACTGTACATGGAGGTTTAACGCATGTACACGATGAGCGGACGAAAGCCGTTTAGGCTATTACAACCAGCATGGCAATGCTTAAACAGGCCGTCTGCCGATCCTATTTCTATTGCAGAGGCCAAACTGCAATGCAGGATAGCATTAGACGAAAGCAGCGAAGATCTTGTATGGAATGGAATCATACAATCTGCCGTCAATCAGGTTGAATCGGACACATCGAGGTCGATTTGCTGGCAGAGATGGAAGCTGATTTTGGACGAGTGGCCGGACACGATCCAAATTTATAACTGTCCGGTTATATCTGTTGAGTCAGTTAAGTACTACGACTATTCAACACCAACTGCCTCCCTGATCACCGTCAGCCCTTCAGAATATGCTGTCAGCCTGACGGAGCCTGCTCGCGTTGCATCGTCTTTCCAGTGGTACTGGCAACCATCAAGACCACAGATCGGTGCTATCGAGATTACGTTTACTGCTGGATACGTCGTACCTTTTACGTCGAGTACAACTACAAGTTATCTGACGTTTACGGACTACGTTCCTGTTAACGGTAACAGCTTCCGATTGACTAATAGCGGCGGAGAATTGCCACTGCCGCTGATTGTCCGCAGAACATACTACATGGTCAATTGTTCCGGTTCGACATGCCAGTTGTCACTGACTTCTGGTGGGTCACCAATAACTTTGACGACTAACGGATTTGGGCTACATTATATCGGTGAAGTGCCACAGTCGTTGATGCAAGCAATCAGAAAGAAAATTGCCGTAGATTTTGCTGACAGGGAGGGATCTGAAGTGTCGGCACGATGCGAGGAATCTTACCTGCAATCACTTAGAGCCACTAAATACACGGTGATCTAATGTTGAAGAACTCTAATATTTCAAACGCAGCAGGAAGAAGAAGCAAGGAGATCATCGTACAGGTGGCCACTGACGGGATCGCCAATTCTATGGGCGAAGTCAGACCAGTGTTCCTTACGAGCTACAGTCGCTTTGCAGAGATCGTTGGTACAGCAGGTCGAGAATTTATCGCAGCGATGACCGTTCAGCCAATGTTGAAGTTTATAGTCAAGCTTCC